GAAGTCGAGCAGGCCGACCGACGACTGTGCGACGACCGGCTCGATGCACTGGCCAGGGAACTGGACTTGGCATGCGTTCGTTGGGTCCTTGGGGGCGTTCGGGTGCGCGTGCGTTGCCGCCGTTGCCCCGGTTGTCCCGAGTACTGCGAGTGCTGCTGCTGCCACGAGTACCGTGGTCTTTCTGCGGAAGGACATAGTGTCCCTTTCTGCCTTGGGGAGGATGATGACCCACCCCGCTCTTTTCTATCCTACCGTATCAGGGCCCTGAAGGGAAGCCCCTACGGAGGTCTTTTCTTACCCCGTGAATGGGATAACGACTGCGCCCGATGCTGCCCGTGCATCCTCACGTGCGCGCCGCGCTAGCTCCTTGCGAATGGCGGCGCGGTGTACGGCCGACATGAAGAATGGGTTTCCCTCCATGTACTCCTTCGGGCTGTAGCCGCGAGGGTACTTGTAGGAATTCCTGTTGGGGTCTGGCGCCCATGAACTGGTCAGGTACCGCGCCCGGACTACGCCACAGCCGCGCTTACATGACCCGATGAGTAGGTGCGCCCCGTGCGGCCGCCGCTCAATGTTGTCGTATAGCTCGGCGTCCCAGACGTGACCGAGGTCCCAGCATGCAAGGACTATCGTGTCGGCCGCGTGGACCCATTTGGTGAAGCCCGGTTCCAGCATTGATTTCCTCTCGCTTTTCAGACGGCAGGCCGGGTAGGCGGGGTGGGCCTACTGGCTTATACGGCCTGCCGTCCAATGGACACACTATCAACATTGACGTCTAGGCACCACCCCCTTCCGGACCTCCCGGACCTAGTATACCGGAACGTTACCGGGAAGGGAAGGGCCGAGTTTCCGCCATTTCAGTAGAATTCAAGATACGGCCATAGCGAGCTGGCGAACTCTTCATTTTCCCTGGCCCGGCGAAGTGCTGTTATTCCGTGGCGCAATGCCGCGCGGACATGGTCCGACCCAGCTACCCATAGGCGCCACTTGTGTAGCCTCTCGTCTGTGGCTGTCGAGAATGCTAGCGTGCGGCTCTGGAAGGTTAGGGTTGCGTCATTGAGCTGCTTCTGTTCCTGCAGCAGTTCGAGCTGTGCGCCTATGCGAACGGGACTGAGTGTCTCGGGGTCTGTCGACTTGAAGCGTGGGTCCTGGTCCCATGCTTCAACAATCATTGCCGGGCCAACTCGGAAGTCGAGCGACTGTATCTCCCGCGTCAGCCGGGCTATCTCAATTGACTGTCGTGCGAGCGGCCCGGTGAACTCGCCCCAGTCATGTTCAACAATCTTCGATGGCCCGTCACTGAAGATACAGTCGCGTGGGACGGTTAGGCAATACCAGCCGGTTGTACTGCCGGGGTCTATGCCTAGGACATGAATGTTCTTTGGCGGCATCCCACTCCTTCCTGTGCCGGACTGACCGGGGTACGTGACATCGAGACCCGGCCAGCCCGGACGTGCTCCCGCAGGAGAGAGCTACGCCCCTCTAGCCTAGCGTACCCGGCCGGGAAAGGGAAGGGGCCATTTTGCGGCAGATTCCGGAAACTTGCGGAAAAACAGGGGTAGACTTCCCCGGTAACTTACGGTAAACTAGAAGTTCCGCCCCGGTTACGAGCTAGATGGCGGGCCAGGAGATGGGATTCCTGGCCCGCCCAATACAGGGAGATGGGGTGGGATCTCCCTGGCCGATGAGATAGGAGGCTCATCTATGACCGAGTATAGCCGAGATCGCGGCGAAAGTAAAGGGCGACTTTCCGGACGGCGAGGCGCCAGGAGCTTCCCTTACCGTGAGGCGGTCTGGGCCTACCGTGAGCTAGGCTGGACAGGCACTATTCCTGTGACCCGGCGAGGTACAAAAGCGCCACTGGCGAAGGGTGTCACCGGGCATAGCGGGACCGACCCGACCCAGGAGCGTATTGAGGAATTCCTGATGGAGTTCCCGCACGCAAACATCGGGCTGCGACTGCCCTGGGATGTTATTGGTATTGACGTTGACGCTTATGATGGCCGCGCGGGCGGACTGACCCTCGCACGCCTGGAACAGCGCCTAGGGAGATTGCCCTTGACATGGCGCTCAACTTCCCGCGATGATGGGATCTCGGGCATCTACCTGTTCCACGCACCACGGAATCCTGCGCAGGTCTGGATGACGGACCTTGGGCCTGGGTCTGGGATTGAAATAGCGCAGTTCCACCACAGGTTCGCGACGGTAGAGCCTAGTGTACACAACTCGACCGGGGCACAGTACCGGTGGTGGAAGGGCGGCTCGATCGTACAGATCCCGCGCCCCGGCCAGTTGCCTACCCTGCCGTTCGAGTGGGGTAACTATCTATTGTCTAAGCGGCAATATAACATACAGGCGTCCGCTATGGCGGCGGAAACCGCAGAATGGTACGCGAGAGTGTCGGGAGGGGCAATGTGTAAGTGGATGGCAGGGGCGAGTGACATCGAGGCAGGGAAGATAAGGGTAGCAATTGTCCTTGGCGGCCTCCATGACACCCTCATCGCGGCAGTCACGTACCTATGTACGAACGCTGCCGAGGGACACCGCGGCCTGGATGTGGCACTTTCCGTTGTTGAGGATGCCTTCAAGTCTTCGGGAAGGAGGCGAAACCTTCTCGGGGAGTGGGCAGGAGCGGTTAATACCGCCATGGCAAAGGCAGCAGCCTTGCCGCAAGAGCCCGAGGATGTCTGTTCAATCGTAGCCGACTGGCGGCGTACGTCATGACTGATGAGAAGCTTCCTCGACGGCTGAGGGGGATTGTCGCATATTCAGCCAATGGCGACGGCGATTATGACCGCACTACGCTGAATGAGACTGACCGCTGGTACCAGACATACACAGCTCAGGAAGCCGCGCGAGAGAGATTGCGTAATGAGCGCGCACAAGCGGGTGGCGATGAGTCTATCTTTGGCATTATCGATGCCGAGGATATAGGCGATCCTGAGCCTGTAGCGCTGTCTGTGGGCGGCTTGCTCTTGTCGACAGGAGTCCACCGCATCAACGGGCCAGCTGGAAGCGGCAAGACGCGCCTAGCTTACTGGGAAATCCTACAGAGGGTTAAGAACGGGGATAGGTGGGCGATATTCGACAAGGAGATGGGCCCTGAACGCTACAAGCAAGCTATGGTTCAGCTCGGGGCTACCGAGAAAGACCTGGCCATGATCGACTACATCATCACTCGCGATGATGTCACGCCAGACCTAATTAGGCACGGTCGTGCACTATGCCGGGTATGTCTAGAGCATAACTGTGTTGGGATTCTATATGATTCCCAGACGCCGTTCCTTGCCGCTAGCGGCGTCAACGAGAATGACCCGCAAGGCATTCGCGCCTGGACAGACGCGGCGGCTAGGCCAATGGCAGCAGCTGGCGGAACGGCTATAGTCCTAGACCATACAGGGCACGATGAACCGGAGCGCGGACGCGGGTCTTCAGACAAGGCAGCAGGATGCGATGTCGATATGTTCCTTTCCCCAATAGCGCCGTTCGCGCGGGGAATTGATGGAATCCTAGGGCTAACTATTGCAAAAGACCGCTCGGGAACACTTCAAAATGGTTCGTCTGTCAGGATTTCAGTGCGCTGTTACGATAGCGGAGATGTCGACTTCGACCCTGAAAACTGGATAATCTACGCGGGCGAAGACATAGATGTAGCGGAAATCCTAGCGCTACTTCTCATAGATATCGGACTAGATTTCGCAACCGCTAGCGAGCTTCAGGAGAAGATCCCAGGGAGAAAGCAAAACAAGCTAGCGGCTATTGAAAAGGCTGTTCGTAACATGGAAATAATCAAAATGAAAAAGGGGAGTGCATACCATTATATGCTACCGGAAGGGAAATAAAACGCTACACGGTACCCCGGTACCCGTTCGGTACCCGACGGTACCGTACCGGGAACACCGCTCACGGTACCCGAACGGTAAACCCCCCGTTGGGGGGTACCGTGGGTACCGTAGGTGTTTGGTACCGGATACTATACCTGAAAAGCACATGAAGCGGTACCCTGGGAAGGAAAAATAGATGAGGATTTCAGAGCGTGACGACGTGATGTTCATACTCGCCTGGCTGGATGGGAACTCAGGCGCTACCGCATATGAGGTGGCGCGGGCTACTGGGCTCGAATGGGATGCGGTTCTCCGGCTACTTTTCGAGCTTGAAGATCACAAGGTGGTGTCCCGGCGTCTTGACCGGAATAGCCTCGCACTACAGTGGACAGTGGTGGAATGAAGATTTTCCGGATGCCTGTAGAGCCGAGGTGTCCTACACACGGGCAAATGCACTTCAACTTCCCGGCAGACAGGTACGAGTGCCGCGGGTTTGATGGGGAGGGGTGCGAGTACATTGTCAACATGGAGGATGTGCCGATAGAGTACTTCGGCACGGTCGATAATGTTGAATGGCGATGGAGTGGCCCGTTATGGGGCCGGTTACCCTCCGTAATGGGAGGTGATTACGGAAAGTTATCGTAGACTTTTCGCCCGGCGTCCGGTACGATCTCGCTAGGACTGGAAAGCTGCGCTAGGGTGGTGGTCTGGGTGGAGGGGTCTGTCCCCGTGGTGGCAGGTGCGGGTCTGTCCCTTGGCCCGGCACCAATTGGCTGCGCAGTTGCCTTCGAGTGGCCTACCAGGAGCGCAGACCTGGCCGGGGGTTCCTCGTGAGTGCCAGGTCCTGGCGTAGGACGCCCCTGCCGCCTGGGTGGGGGCGCCTGCGCCATCTCTGCCTGATGCGCGACCCTATCTGTCAGTGGGGTATGTTGCCGGGCGAGACCGGGCCATGTGGTCAGCTGTCGACCCAGGCTGACCACATTGGCCCGCCAGACGACCATCGCCTAGAGTTGCTGCGCGGGCTATGTAAGTCACATCACGATACCAGGACGGGGCGGCAGGGACAGGTTGTAACAGCCGCCCTTGCCTCGCAGCGGAAGCGGCCGGAGGAACCACACCCAGGCATCATTCGCAAAGGGGCTGCCTTATGCCGCCGTTTGTGCCCATACAGGAGCACCGGTCGCCAGGAGACGGCGAGAAGGCTTGCCCGCCTTGCTCTGGCACCGGCTCGATCGACACCCATGCCTGCAAGACGTGTCATGGGTCTGGGGTTGTGCCTCAGGACTGGGAGCCGTCAGACGGGCCGGTGCCGGCTAAGGGGAACTCTTCACCGCCGGACATGCCGGCACAGCGGAAGCCTGGTGGTGGGAGCTTATGGCGGCAAAGAAGAAGCCTGAGGAGCGTACCGGCCATACGACTGGGCATTTTGATGACCCTCGCTTCCTGACTGTGACGAAGGGGCAGTCTAGGCGGAGGGACATTCCCATTCCGGAGGCAAACCCGCGCTGGCACCCGCAGGCGCGGTCCTGGTTCAACAGCCTCGCCCTGTCCGGGCAGTCGGACTTCTATGAGGCTTCGGACTGGGCGACGGCTGTGTTCGCGGCGCAGATATATGATATGTTCCTGCGTACGTACCGGGCGAACCTTATGCCGCCGTTCGAGCGGCTGTCAGCCCGGCTGGGTGCTACTGTTGTTGACCGGAAGCGGAGCCGCATCGAGCTTGACGAGCCAGATGTTGAGGACGTGGATGAGGAAGCAGCTGATGAAGCTGTGATCAAGTGGCATGGCCGCCTAGGGATTGTGAGGGACAGCGATGGTTGACTTCAATCCCGGCGAGCTGCGCGGGTTCCATGGGCGCTGGGTTCTCGGCGGTGAGCGGCATAAGCACATCAGGCGCCTGCTGCGGGATCTCGCCGGGGGAGTAGGCGGCGGCAGTGGCGCTACTACTGAGAGCCGGTTCTCAGCACAGGAGGCAAGAGCTGCTGCTGGGAGGGTCGCTGCGGCAAGGGGCATCTCGAAGGAAGTTATCACTTCAGCCGAGCGGTCGGCTGGCCTGGGTGGCGGTGGTGGCGGCAAGGACGCGGCGGCAGATGCGGCCGAGAGGAAACAGGCACGAGCTGGGCGGCGCAGGTATGGGTATGGGCGGCGTGGTTTTGGGTACCACCCATTCCTGCGGAACCTGGCTTATGGCGGCCGTCGTGGTCGTGGAGGTGGGCTGCTCCGGGCAGCGTCCCTGGCATCTATGGCGCACCGCCGGAGCGTAGCGAAGAAGCAAGCGGCTGCGAAGCAGAAGACGACAGCGCAGAAGAGGCAAGCGGCAGCCAGGGCTCGGGCACAGAGGCAGGCTGCTACTGCGCGGAGACGGGCGGCTGCGGCAGCATTGCGTAGGCAAGAGGCGATCGGGCGGGCGAAGGCGGCTGCGGCATCTAGGGCGGCAAGACAGAAGATTGCTAGGCAGAGAGCTGCGGCTGCTGCTGCGGCTGCGACGTCACGGCGACTGGCCGCGACACAGAGAGGTGTTAAAGCACCCACTGGCAGGAAGACTACTGTCGGCGGTGTCGGTGGCCGGGGAAGGGCAGGAGTCAAGGTCACGCCGAGCCCACAGGTGATGGCTAACCTGGCGCGGTATACGTCCGCAGGCGGGGGTACCCGGCTTGGGGTGACGAGAGTTAACCCCCGGTCGTCATCTTCCAGCATGAAGGTTAAGGGGTAGGACATGAACAGGGGGCTGTGGCGTCTGCTGATAGTAGTGGGGCTGCTTGCCTGGTTCATATTCATTCTCCGCGTAGCGCAATGGGTGCCTAACTTGTTATCCTGGGAGGTGATTGAATGAGTATATTGGCCGCCCCGCGTGACAGGCTTGTCACCCTCCCTGAAGGGCTTCCCACACTAACGCTAGGGTGGGAGGCAGTTCACTGGGCATCCAAGTACCTTTGACTTCGCCAGCCAGACGGCCCAAATGCGGGTGAACGATGGGAGTTTACAGAGTCGCAAGTTCGGTTCCTCTTGTGGTGGTACGCCGTCAGGGAAGATGGGCGATGGGTTTTCTACCACGGGGTACGGAGGTACCCCAAAGGAGCCGGAAAGTCGCCATTTGCTGCCGTCCTGGCGATGATAGAGCTGCTTGCGCCTGTTCGGTTCCTGCGGTTCTCAGCGGACGTGCCTGGCGGGTGTGTTGGCAAGCGTGTCTCGATGCCGCTAGTTCAGATTGGGGCCTCGTCACACGACCAGGCCAATGTCAACACCATGCGCATGGTGCGGGCGCTCCTGCCAAAGAATTCGCGTATCCTGAGAGACTACGACGTAGAAGCTGGCAAGACCATATTTCATATTCCTGGCGGCGGACAGCTCATGGTTATCACTAGCTCGCCGACGACCGAGGAAGGTGCCCTGGTCACCTTTGCGATCCTAGACCAGACGGAAAGCTTCCTTCAAATGAATGGCGGCGTAGATCTTGCTGAGGTTATGGACCGGAACGTTGGCAAGTCCGGTTCACGCATTATCGAGACGTCAAACGCCTGGGAGCCTGGCAAGGAGTCAGTTGCCGAGACAACGTTCGACGCATGGGTGATGCAAGAAGAAGGCAGGCTCAAGGGAAAGGGCAAGATCCTGTATGACTCGCGTATGGCGCCTCCTGATGTTGATTTCGATGATGTGGCTTCTATACGCAAAGCAGTTGAGTTCGCCTATGGAGATGCTTATTGGGCCGATATTGATGATATCGTCGAGAATCGCATCCTATCGCCGCGTACTCCGCTGGATGTGTCGAAACGCTATTACCTCAACTGGCCCGAGAGTCCCGAGGATGCGTGGACGACGCAGCAGAAGTGGTCGCGTATGGCGAACACTGAGTTCAGGATTGAAGATGGCGACGATATCGCTATGTTCTTTGACGGCTCGCGGACTAATGACGCTACGGCCCTTGTGGGTTGTCATATTGAGACGGGTTTTGTCTTCACTCTGGGTGTATGGGAGCCGCGCGGTACCCGGTATATTCCTGTCGATGAAGTACATCGTGCTGTACTTGAGGCGAAGGAGCGATGGCATGTATGTGCATTCTTCGCCGACGTCATGGAGTGGGAGGAATCAACTAAAATAACATGGCGTGAGTGGTTCGAGGAAACGCTAGACGTATGGGCTGTGCCGACGGGGCGAGATCCGCAACCGGTTGCGTGGGACATGCGCTCGCACGTCGCGGAGTTTACGCAGGCTTGTGAAATGGTCCTGTCGGAGATTGACTCGTCGGCAAGGAACGGTACAAGGCCTGCGTTCTATCATGATGGGGACTCAGCGCTAGGGCGTCATGTTTGTAATGCGCGCCGTCGCCCGAACCGCTGGGGGATTTCTATAGGCAAAGAATCGCCGAAGTCCCCTAACAAGATAGACGCCTGCGTGTGTATGATCGGCGCGCGACACGCACGGCGCCTGGTATTGTCCTCTAAGGCGTACAAGGAACGCAAAGCCGCCACCAAGAAAGGTGGCCGGAGGGTGTGGTCGTTCTCATGATTA